CGAAATGGGCGAGTTCGAGCCCCGCGAAGGACGCGGCGGCCCTGGAACAGCAGACGTGAAGTTCGCCATCGCCTGCCCGGTTTACAACTACGAATCCGGCAAAGTTCAAGTCCTGCAGATCACTCAAAAGTCGATTCTCAAGGAAATCGACCAGATCTCCCAAATGGAGGACTACTCCAATCTGCTGGAGTGGGACTTCACGATCAGCAAAAAAGGCAGCGGCCTCACCACCGAGTACACCGTCCGCCCGGTTCCCCGCAAGAAAGGGAGCCAAGAGCATATTGATTCCGCCTGGATCGAAGCCAAAGCTGAAGGCTTCGATATTTCGCGCCTCCTTTCAGGCGGGAACCCCTTCAAGGCAGCTTGATCTCGCCTCAAATTTTCAAGGCCCCCTTTACCGGGGGCTTTTTTGCTGGTAAGGTGTATTTGGGAAAAACTATCCAAATGCCTAATACACAAGACACACTTGCTGGATTAAGGCGTTGGAAGCTGGAACGTGACGACGAATCCGACCCCGGCGGCAGGATTTACCGGGACATTAACGGTAACGTGTATCACAGTGTAACTAGAATACTAAAAGAGACCAGCGACACCACCGGACTGGAACGCTGGGTTGCTCGCCTCGGCGAGGCCGAGGCTTCACAACAAAGAAATGTTGCAGCAAACAGAGGCAATATGACGCACAATCAAGCAGAGTATCTATTAAAAACCTCAATGCAATTAGCCCGTTCAACAGCAAACAAACGCAACTCTATCCGCTGGGACGAACAAGGACTGGCGCGTATTCCAGCCCCCATCACCCAATGGGCACTCAAAAGGGTACGCCCCAATGTTCCCCCCGTAGGATTCAGCGCAAAAGGTTACGCTCGATCACTATCTGACTGGATCGCAGATAACGTAACCGAAATTTTTGCGAGTGAATTCAGCATTCATCATCCGGCAGGTTTTGCTGGAACAGCAGACGCCTTACTTACCGTAAAAGGTAAACAAGGCATTCATGTTGTTGACTGGAAAACCAGCGTGGGACGTAAAACCGACCGTGACGACAGGCTTCCCAGCGGACATACTTATATCGACCAGTGTGGAGCCTATAGTTTAGGCTTAAATTATTTGACGGGATTAAAAGTATCTGGCGCCGTCATTGCGCTGGCACGTCGATGCGGCACTCCCAACGTCCACTACATGGATGCAGCAGAACTAGAACAAGCAGAAAAGTCATTCATGGAACGCTGCCACAGGTATTTCGAGAACCTACAAACGGCCATTCATACTGCCTAAAACTCCATTCACTGGAACGCTCCCGGATGTTGGAGCGGGCATCTTCTGGGGTATCGGCGAGGGTGCTCTCGGTGAAACGCTGGGACTCACCCTGAAAAACGTGTTGAAGGGTGATGTTGACGGTGTAGAGGGTTTTCATTTCGTGGAACGGCTACGGGGCCTGTAGTTGGCGCGAGGTTTGCCGGCATCAGCGCGGGGTTTGCGTGGGGCGCCTGGTGGTTTCCTGGTGGTAGGAGTTGTGCGCGCTTTTTTTGCACTTAATTTCAAACCAGCTGGCACGAGATCGCTCGGGCAGGGTTCGCCGCCATTGCGAGCCTGGCACTGATTCCAGTACGGGATCACCGACTCCCAAAGCTCCCGGATCCCTTCCTTGCCGTGCCACTGGTGCAGCCGCAGCAGATCACGCCACTCAATCTCTGAGAGCGTGGAGCGCTCCGCGCAATAGCGCAGATCCCGCAGCGCCCGTTTCTCCTGGCGCGTCATCTCCCGCTCAGCCTCCCGCTGATCACGGGCAAGCTGCTGGCGTTCCTTCTGACTGGTGAACATCTCCCTATGGGTGAGGGTTTACCCTGCGACATTAACATCCCCTGCCACCCCGGCCAGCCACATTAAGATGTGCAACAGTAAGAGAGGGTGACGGCTGGAACGTGTGCCATGCTTGGGGCTGATCACCAAGTGCTCGGGCTGACGCCCTCGCACGGTGTGCTACAGTATCCCTAGAGCAAACCCAACCAAGGCTCTCACTATGTTCACTGACACTATTAAGCGCGAAACCGCCTGCTGGGGAGACGTCCAGCACTGCGGCGGCCTTGTCTCGCTGGAATCCGAGACCGTCTGGCATCGCAGCAACCGCGAAGCGGATGCGGAATATATCCGCACCGCATGGCTGAGCGTGGAACAGCTGCCAGAGTCCCGGCACGACCTGCCTACGTTCCGAGTGCTGGCACGCGATCAGTGGATCCGCCGCACTGGCAAGTACCAAGGCACCGTAGAGGTTTCGTGGTTTGAGTCCGGCACTTTTGACCGCTTGTGCGATGCCCAGCTGTTTGCGGATTGGGCTATCACGCGCTGGCACGCTGCCGATACGTTTGGTGCGTCTGGCATGGAATTGCGGCTGGACCTTGACCGAGACGGCAACCCCGGCGCTTGACGGCTGGCACCTGCCGGCGTTATTGTTTCACACGAGACCCCACCCTAAGGCTCAAACCATGGCAACAGTTCAGGATCTGCTGGCCTACGCCAGCCGCCACGCCACCATCAGACAACAGGATTACTTCGACCCTCGCTACGCCCGCGCCGATGAAGTGCGGGCCTGGCGCAACGACAAAAGCAAGCGTGACCGCCAGCGGCTGGCAGTTCTGCGCAGCTGGCGGTCACGCTGCCGCAGTGCCGAACTGCTTGTGCCTGGCACGTATTGGGGAACCCGCCTAGAGGTTACCGCTAGCGGTGAGATCGACTTTACCGCTTGCCAGTACCCTGCCTTGGAACTCTGGCTAGCTGTGGCGGATTATTTCAGCAAGACAAACGACCTGGAGGGCTGAGCGATGCTGGAAACTCTGACGGTTTGGGATGTGGAGCTGACCGATACGTTCGGCGGCGAGGCAAATTACAGCTGGGTGCGGCGTGATCAGCTGGCACTGCCACAGGATGCCAGCCGCAGGCAGATCGTGACGGCTGCCAAGGCTGCCTTGGGACTGACAGGCTGCCGGTGCCGGACGTTCGAGCACGGCGAGGGATTCGAGCTTCGCCCCTACGGATCGTGCACCGTGGCGTTTGTCTTGCCGTCTTACTGACTGGCACGCTCACCGATCAACGGCCCGGCACCATAGCCGGGCTTTTGTGTGCGCGGCCTGCGGCCGCTTGCGAAACGTGAAAGCGGAGAGGTTACCATAAGTGCACAACTGTTTGTGACAGTAACCGTGGAAGACTCCGCGCAGGAGAAGACTGAGAAGCCTACAACTGTGGCCAACGATGAGGCCAAGCGTTGGCGCGGTGGACGTAGCACGCAAGCCCGCATGGATGAGAGGGTTAATTACGCCTACAGCTTGCTGCTGGAGGGAAACACACGGCGAGCCAATGCTGAACTCGTCGCCTCTCGCTTCAATATCTCTATTCGTACTGCGCACGATGACATCGCAAAAGCGATGAAGCTTCTGAGAGAGGAAAGAACTGAAGATCGCGCTGAAATGTTGAACATTATCACCGCGTCACGGTTAGCTGTACTAAAGAAAGCAATTCGCAAGGGAAACTATCAAGTAGCGTGTCACCTGTTAGATAGCCTTGGGCGCGCCGCTGGGGAACTCAGTCAGGAACAGGCCGCGCAGGCTGCCCCCACGCTTCAAATCACGGTGGAAGACAAGCGCCAGGCTTGACCGCTGGCCGCTAGTGTGCAACAATGGGAGCAAGTCACACCAAGACTCCTCATGACCGAACTCGAAACCGACAATCGCAACTGGCTCGCAGCCGCCAAGGCTCAAGCCGATCTCAGCCGCGATGTTGCCGCGCTTGCCGATCGTATCTGCCGTGGCACGACACGCGGTGCTGACGACATGTCAGAGCTTTGGCGTCTCGTGCGCCTGGCTCGTGAGCTGGGAGCCTGATCATGCACCGTCTCCACCTATTCGCCGTGCTACTGATCGGCGCTGGCGTACTCGCTATGGGCGCCGACAACAGCCGCCAGCTGGCACGATGCGAGGCTACCGGCCGTGGCCAGGCAGAATGTCGGCTGCTGGTGTTCGGGCGTTAACTATTGTTGCAGCCTATCGCGGCCGGCGCCGGCTGTAGTGTTATACTGTAGGAGTTGAAGGGAAACCACCCCACCATGATCGACCTCACCCCCAAGCTGACCGCCACCATCGGCACCGGCCAAGACTGCGCAGCCGCCGGATACTGGGCTGTAACGTACCTGCGCCGGGCCAGCTCGCCTACTATCGTTGGCCGCATCGGTCGCACATCTAACCGCCGCTGGCACGTGGTGCTTGACGGATGCGAGACTCACACCGCAACCATGGCGCAAGCTAAGACCTGGATCAACCGCCGGGCCTGACCCGCCACCACACCGCAGGCCGGCATCACATCGCCGGCCTTTTGTTGTGACACAGTATGTCGTTACTGTTGTATCACACTATCACGTGGGGGCGGGGTTGCGATTCTGTGATGCTGTGTCGTGGCCCTGGGAACCTGCACCTATATTTCCAATTCTTTCTACTATGTAACAGGGGGGTAGGGGTCCAGTTCCATAATTCGCGCACCACGACCCCCTAAAAATACGCAAGGTATAAGATAAAATACGGGTAGTCAAAGATATTCCGCATGTGGAAACCGATCCCGGACTACGAAACCGCCTACGAAGCCAGCACCGAAGGTCAAATCCGCTCACTGGAGCGCATTGTTAGCTACACCCGCCGCGACGGACGCTGCGTGCAACGCAAATACCCTTCCAAGGTGCTTACACCCGGCCTTAACAGTCGTGGATATGAAATCGTCACGCTTTGCGACGCCGATAACCGCCACCACACCCGAGCCGTCCACCGGCTGGTACTCGAAACCTTCGTAGGCCCCAAGCAGCCCGGCCAAGAGTGCCGCCATCTGGACGGCAATATCCGCAATAACGCCCTGACTAACCTCTCCTGGGGCACCGCCGCCGAGAACATGGCAGACAAAATCGCGCATGGGACGTGGGTCCGAGGCAGCCGCGTCGGCAACTCCCGTTTAACAGAGCCACAAGTCCGCGAAATCAAAGCCCGCCTAGCACAAAAGGAGTCCCACGCTTCTATTGCACTAGATTATGACGTCAAGACCGTCACCATCAGTGCGATCAGCGCCGGTCGCAACTGGTCCTGGATATGAGCGAAAACACAGTCAGCCTCCGCCACGCCCAAGGCGAAGTTTTCAACTCCCGCAAACGCTTCCGCGTCCTCGTCGCCGGCCGCCGCTTCGGAAAAAGCTACTTATCCTGCGTCGAATTACTGCGTGGAGCGATAGAACGCCCCGGAGAAACATACTTTTATTGCGCCCCCAGTTATCGTATGGCCAAGGATATTGTGTGGAAATTGTTAAAAAGATTAGTCCCTAAAGCGTGGGTAAAAAGTAAAAACGAAACCGACCTAAAACTCGAATTAGTTAACGGCTCCACCATCGAATTGAAAGGTACAGAGAACGCCATGGCCCTCCGAGGCCGCAGCCTCGCAGGCGTTGTGCTGGACGAAGCAGCATTTATGGACGGCGAAGTCTGGTTCGAAGTCATCCGACCCGCTCTAGCCGACAAACAAGGCTGGGCGCTCTTCATTTCCACTCCCGACGGCACCGCCAGCTGGTTCTACGACCTCTGGTGCTATTGCGAAGAAGGCGACGCAGACTGGCACCGCTGGCAATTCACCACCATTGACGGCGATAACGTACCAGCATCCGAAATTGAAGCCGCTCGCGCTCAATTAGACGCCCGCACATTCCGCCAAGAATTTGAAGCTAGCTTCGAAAATCTATCTGGTCTAGTCGCAATCAGCTTTTCTGACGACAATGTGGATAAAACTGTGCAAGATCTTCCGGTACTTCCTTTACTACTAGGGGTCGATTTTAATATTGATCCGATGTCAGGAATATGTGCAGTTAAAAAAGGAGACGTTCTCTGGGTATTTGACGAAATAATTATGACTGGGGGTGCCACTACGTGGGATCTCTGCGAAGAAATCCAATCCCGCTACGGCGTGGAGCGCCGAATCATCGCCTGCCCGGACCCCACGGGCGGCGCCCGCAAAACCAGCGGCGTTGGCGCCACCGACCACAACATCCTGCGCAAGTCTGGTTTCACGGTCTCCAGCCCACGATCCCCCTGGAAAATCCGCGACAAAATCACCTGCGTCAACACCGCCCTCCTCGATGCATCTGGAACACGCCGCCTCTTCATCCACCCCAAGTGCAAAGAACTGATCAAATCCCTCCGCACCTTGACCTACGCCCCCGGAACCGGCCTCCCCAACAAAAACCTAGGCGTCGACCACGCCTTCGACGCCTTGGGCTACCTCTGCCTGCAAACCTTCAACCTCGCCAAACCCGAGAACCTTGGCAAGACCAACTATCGTGTGTGGTAATAGCCCTTCTGGAGCGTAATGGCCGCCAAAAAGAAGACCGCCGCCCAGAAAAAAGTCTCCAAGGTGATGCGCGAATACGGCAAAGGCGAACTCCACTCGGGCAGCAAAAAAGGCCCCGTAAAGGTAAAAAGTAATGGCAAAACGCGGCCTTTACAGCAACATCGCTGCCAAACGCAAGCGCATCGCCGCAGGAAGCGGCGAAAAGATGCGCACCCCCGGCACTAAAGGTGCCCCCACCGCTGCCGCCTTCAAAGCCGCCGCCAAAACCGCCAAAAAACGCAAAAAATAACCTCCCCTCATGTCTTACCTACTACATAACTCCTCTATTACCACCTCCTACGGATTCGGCACATCCGGCGGCGGAGGCGCCGCTGCTTCTGTTGGAGCAACCGACGCCTTCGGCCGCATCCGCACGTCCGCACCACTAACACTTTTCGATTCCAGCCACCGCTATAGCGACAACGGTCTGTGGGCAACCTCCACAGCAAGCGGGGGCAGCTCGACATTCGACGCCAACGCCGGCCTCGTCAACCTCGCCGTAACCACCACCTCCGGTTCCGAGGTCATCCGCGAAACCACCAAGTGTTTCTCTTACCAGCCGGGCAAATCCCTGCTGGTGATGTCGACATTTACAATGGCCGCCGCCAAAACCGGCCTCCGCCAGCGCGTCGGCTACTACGGCACCAGCAACGGCATGTACCTAGAGCTAGCCAACAACGACCTCAACTTCGTTGAACGCAGCACCTCCACCGGCTCCCTAGTC